ATCAAGGCACTGTTAATTATTCAGATCTACAGACCATTGCTAATGGCGGTAAACCCGGAAGACACGGACAAGGTAATTCTCGTGGTGGCGGTATAGCTCTAAGAGGTACTAAGTTCTACGGCATTTGCTAGTATGGCTGAAGAAATTACCACAGCACCGATGCCACCTAGGCAACCAAGACCAAGTCTTGTTGTAGGCGGTCCCGCATACTTTACACCTGAAGGCTATCAAGCTCCTGTACAACCAGAGCAGGCATTCATGCCTACTGATACCAAACCCGATCCAATAGGGGAAAACTTTAGAAGACAATATCCAGATAGGCCTATGCCTCCTCCGCCTATGCCTACACCTCAGCCTCAACCTGAGCCTCCTTTTGATCCAGGACCAATAACGGGACAACCAGTTTATCCTGATCCTATTACTGCACCTGCACCACAACCAGAATACAATCCTTATGCACAAACTGATTTAGGTAAAAGAGCATTGGGTGGTGAATACATTAATTCAAAAACCTTCCATTGGTTTGATCCAACAACTGGGAAAACTGGAAGTACAACAGAAGGTTGGAGCAGAGTTCCTGATTCAGTAAAAGGTTACACGTACTTAGATGCAGAATCAGCGTCCAATGCTCAAGAAAAATTTAGGACTTTTGAAGACAGAGGAGAAACTCCAGAAGTAGGAAGAACACCTGTAACAAATCCTGCTCCTGCTGAATCAACAACTCTAGCACCAAAATTAGATTTAGGTTCTCCGGGCAGTACGTTAACACCAGAAGATATGGCTAGTACTACGGGTGAAGCTAATTTTGGAAATCTTGTGACTATGGCAATGCCTGCTCCAACACCAATGCCTTCACCAGCATCATCTCCTGTAGCTGCATCATTGCCTTCTATGTTTGGCAGTAGCACAGGAACAGGCGGAGGCGGGCTTTTTAGTAAAAATACACCAGCACCAGCTCCTATGCCAGCACCACCAATGAAAACCATTACAATACCTGGTGGTCAAACTGTACAAATACCTGACATTGATATGGAACAGATACAAGCTAGTTTAGCTGGTTTGAACATACCGGGTAAATCAGTACCACCAGCTCCTATGATGCCTGCAGTACCACCTATGATGCCTGCAGCATTAGACGTAGCACCAGTTGCTCCTCCATCTTTAGCACCTAGAATGCCACCGATGATGCCGTCATTAAGCCCTAACGCTAATAGAAGGAGAAGAGACCCTAGATTTGAAAGATAAAAAAATAAGGCAGGAGAGAGCCAATGGACGCTGTAAATTTAGCAGAGTACTTTTTTAAAAATTTAAGACAGAGAGAGAAGAATACTATTGACATCATATCTGGTGGCAATGTAAGATCGATGGAAGATTACAAATATCTTATGGGAGAGTTATCTGCGTACCGCTCACTCATAGAGGATTTAAAAGATACGCTGCATATGGATGATATCGATGAATAAAAAAGTCGCAGAAAAAACAGAGTTTGAAAAACATAAAGAATCACTTACAGAGAATCAATCTGAAGGCTCTTCAGAATTAGATAAAGCTTTTGTAAGCTCAGATCAAAAAGTATTAGATCCTACTCTCCTAGACAAGTCCTTACTAGACAGGATGCCAAATCCATCTGGATGGCGTTTGCTAGTATTGCCATACAAGGGCAAAGGAGTTACAGAGGCTGGAATTCAATTAGTAAAAGAAACTGTAGACAGAGAAGCTTTGTCCACGGTTATATGCTACGTGTTAAAAGTTGGACCTCTAGCTTATAAAGATGAAAACAAATTTGATAACAACCCGTGGTGTAAAAAAGGAGAATGGGTCTTAATAGGAAGATATGCCGGAACTCGTTTTAGATTAGAAGATGACCACGAAGTTCGTATCATTAATGACGATGAAGTCATTGCCACCATTTTTAATCCAGACGATATTAAATCTTTATAGGAGTAACTTATGTCAGAAGAAGCAATAAACATTGAAGCATTAGAAAACATTGATGTAGAAATTTCAGATGAAAAAATTGAAAAAGCTGCAGTACAGAAACACAAAAGAGTAGAAGACGAAGTTCAAGAAAACTCAGTTGATATTGTTCTGGAAGAAAATAACAACGTATCCCCGGTTACTGAGGATACAATTAAAGAAGATTTTAAAGTCTCTCCTCAAGTAGAAGAAAAAGCAAAAGATTTATCGGATGTAGAGAAAAGAGCTTCTCTTGCACAAAATAGAATCAACAAGGCAGTAGCCCAGGCTAAAGAGTTTCAAAGAAGAGAACTCATGGCCGTTCAATACGCCAAAGATTTAAAAGATCAAAACGAACAGTTAAGACAATCACAGAAGTCTTTTCAGAATAGTTACGGAGATGAATTTACAAATCGTGTTGAATCTCAAATAACTTTAGCAAGACAAGCTTTAAAACTGGCTTCTGAGTCTCAAGATTCAGAGGCAATAGCTAATGCAACTGAAGCCTTAACAATGGCTACTTCAGACAAAGCTCAACTTGGTCAATACAAACAAGCTCAAAAACAATACGAACAACAAGAAGAAGCTTATGCTGAAAAAGCTCAAGCTCAACAACAGTACCCTGCTCAACAACCTGATGAGCAATATGAAGAACCATCAAACAAAGCTCGTACATGGGCTCAACAGAATACTTGGTTTGGAAAAGATCAAGTTGCAACATCGGTTGCTTTTGCTGTTCATGGACAATTGGAAAATGAAGGCTTTGACACTGAGTCTGATGAGTACTACACTGAATTAAATAACAGAGTGCAAAAAGAATTGCCTCATAAGTTTAACGTGGAAGCGGACAATAAACCCGTCCAGACAGTCGCTTCAGCAACACGCAATACATCGACAGGACGCAAACAAAATCGTATCGAATTGACACCGAGCGAACAAGCATTAGCTAAGAGGCTTGGAGTGTCATTTAAAGATTACGCAATACAAAAAGCGAGGTTAGAAAGATCATGACAAAAGTAAAAGAGAACGTAGTTGACGATAAAGATGTTAGGGCTTCAAGAAGTGCTGACACTAGAGAAAAGGACAATAGGCCAAAAGTTTGGAAAATGCCTTCTGCTTTAGAACTCCCGGATGAAGCTGTAGAATTAGCTGCATCTCAAGGTATAACTTATCGTTGGATTAGAGAGTCTGTATTAGGACAAGATGACAAAACGAATGTCTCAAAAAGATTTCGTGAAGGATTCGTCCCGGTAAGACCAGACGAACTCCCAGGCTTCCATGATTTGCCTACAGTCGATGATGGTCGACACGCTGGAGTTATAGGAGTGGGTGGATTGATATTGTGCAAAATTGATAAAGATATCGCAGATCAAAGGAACGATTACTTTGAACAACAAACCCAAAACCAAATGACTGCTGTGGAAAACGACCTAATGCGTGAAGAGAACCCTGCGATGCCAATTTCAAGTAAAATGTCATCCAAGGTTACTTTTGGTGGAAGTGGTAAATAATCACTTCTAAATATATAAATTAACTAGGAAACTATTATGGCAAATACAAATGCTAAATTCGGTTTAAGACCTATAGGAAAACTTGGAAGTAATTCCAACAGTACCGGTACTACTGAGTACGATATTCTTACAGGAACAACCGGAACTATTTTCTCAGGCGATCCAGTAAAAATGGTCAACACAGGTGGCATAGCTGTCGCTGCTGCTGGCGATTTATTATTGGGAGTCTTTCAAGGATGTCAGTATACTGATTCAGCAGGAGATGTGATTTTTTCACCTTTCTGGCCGACATTAACTGCTTCATCCGATGCGGTGGCTTTCGTGGTTGACGACCCTAATGCTTTATTTGAAGTTCAAAGTGCAGCTACAGGTAGTGTGGTACAAACAGTTGTCGGTTTAAACGCTGATATTGTTTACACTGCTGGTAGTACAACTAACGGTAGATCTAATGTAGATCTCAGTGGCACTATGGCAACAGGTACGGCTCAATGTAGAATTATAGGATTTTCTAATGACCCAGAGAATAACGCTCTAGGTACTGGAAGTCTTTCTACAAATGTCAACATGATTGTTAAAATTAACGAGCACCTCTATGCTCAAACTACAGGGGTATAATAATGGCGATTAATCGATCACAACTAGCAAAAGAGCTAGAACCAGGTTTAAATGCATTATTTGGAATGGAGTACGACCGCTACGAAAACGAACATGCTGAAATCTTTGAAACTGAGTCTTCGGACAGAGCTTTTGAAGAAGAAACATTAATCGTTGGTTTCGGGAATGCTAAAGTAAAAGGTGAAGGAAATGCTGTAGAATTTGATTCAGCTTCCGAAGGCTTTACTTCAAGATATTCTCACGAAACTGTTGCGTTAGCGTTTGCTCTTACCGAAGAAGCAATCGAAGACAATCTTTACGACCGTTTAGGTGCTAGATACACCAAAGCGTTAGCAAGATCTATGGCTCATACTAAGCAAGTAAAAGCAGCTTCTGTTTTGAACAATGCTTTCTCATCCAGTTTTACTGGTGGAGATGGTGTTGCTCTAGTAAGCACAGCTCATCCTTTAGCGGGTGGCGGTACTTTAAGTAACAGACCTAGCACTTACTCTGACTTAAATGAGACTTCGTTAGAAGATGCGTTGATTAATATATCAACGTTTACTGATGATAAAGACATGATTCTCGCCCTTCAAGGCAAGAAACTAATCGTTCCACCACAATTACAATTTGTGGCAGATAGATTACTTCAAACACCGGGAAGAGTTAGTACGTCTGATAACGACATCAACTCTATTAAGAATATGGGTATGGTCCCAGAAGGTTATACAGTTAACCATTTCTTAACAGATAACGATGCTTGGTTCTTGATGACAGATTGTCCTGATGGATTTAAACACTTCGAGAGATCTGCTCTTTCAACTTCTATGGAAGGTGACTTTGATACTGGCAACGTCAGATTCAAAGCTAGAGAAAGATACTCATT